AGGTATAAATTAAATGAAAGTATTGATACATAAGTGTTTATTGCCGGGAGGATCAAATTTGGACACCCCAGAAGTAGAACGGAATATAGTTTACCTTAGAGATACGTCAATTTGGCGTATTTTTTTGTTTTCAATTTTATTGCAAAAAGGCAATAAAAATCAAATATATAGGAGGAAATTATTATGAAAAAGAAATTCAATAGTGAGACTGGAGTTTATGGATGGGCCGTTAATAGTGAGTTTAAATATGTAGGCAGCGGTAACTTAGAGAGCAGAAAAAGTAATCACTTAGCTTTATTGAGAAGAGGTAAACACAAAAATAAAAAGTTGCAAAATCTATTCAATATAGTAGGTGAGAGTAATTTTTCATTTGAAGTTATTGAGTATTGCAACAAAACAAATTCATTAATAGTGGAAAAATACTATAAGGATTTGCTGAAAGACAGTATTTTTAATGTTAGAGATATTGTTAGTACAAAGAAGCAAATTAGACGAGGTAAGCATTCCAGCAACTATAAGAATAAGTTGAGCGAAGTTAATACTGGAGTAAATAATCCGAATTGTCGATTAAATGAAATTCAGGCATCTAATATCATATGGTACAGAGACTATAAGAAGTTGCTACATAGAGAGATAGCTGAAATGTACGGGATTACACCAAGCCATGTTAATCGGATCGGAAAAGACAAATGGAAAGGTGTCAAAGCTGTAGCACCAGCTGGAGAAATGGCGTTTGAAATCGGAAAGTATTATAAGCATCCAACCGGGGAAGAAATGTCTTTGTTGTGTGAGATTGATACAACTGTATACGGTAAGTGTTATGTTGGAGAAACAAACAGAGGCGAGTTAATACCTATTGGTATGGGTGAAGGGTTTGCAGATAACTGGACTGAGATTACATATGAAGAATGGATGAAAAATTTTACTGAATAAATTAGGAGGGTTACTATGATAAAAGAAGTTTATTCACCGACTATTATTGCATATTTAAGAACGTATGGTGTTTATGAGTTGGAGCAAGTTTGTAATAAAGAGACTGGTAAGTGTTATTTTACATATGAAGATAGTGAAGAGTTTAAGAATGTAATTGATTCCTATTATAAAGATACTAAGTTAAAGAATTTGAAAAATGAAGAGAAGAATGTATGGATGACGTTTAAGAAAATGTTGGGAACTTGGAAGGGAATATAATATTGAATCAGGAGGATAATTAATATGTGTGAAGATGGAGATATAAATGGCAATGTGATTGTGAGTATTGAAGATAATATGAAAGAAATAGAAAATCAAATAATTAATGATGTTAATGCTCAATCAATTATAAATGTACTAGAATTCAATAATGATAGACCTTTGTATGTTGGACAAGTTGGAAATATTTATAAGTTAAAAAGTGGTAAGTATTATTTAATAACTTGTAACAATGCAAATAGTAAATATATGTTATTGGATTTAAAGACAGGTAAGTTGTTAAGAATTAGTTATAGTAGTATTGAAGATATGTATGGTGATTATGAGAAGTACATAGAAATGATTGTTTATAACAGTAGCTATAATGTGGTTATCGAGTATTAATATGATTTTCTAATTAAATGGAATGGAAGAAGAGTAGGCATGATGATTTATGTTGTTGTGCCTACTTTGTTATTTGTGATAAGTGGTAAAAATGCAGATATTGTAACTTAAATTTTTAGAATTCTGATTAAATGAAAGATATGTAAAGAAAAATAAAGATAGTAAGGGATAAATAGAATATATAGATATATTTATTTGTGAGAGAGAATTAGAGAGATGTTAAATAGGAATGATTCTTATTTAGATGTATGTAGTATTGAAAACTATGTATAATAGATATTGTTACTATGCTTGTGAGGATAAAATTAATGAAAGGATAGAGTGATTATAAAAAATGACAAAAACATTAGTAATTCAGGGTGAATATGAGCCAACTCCTGCTGAGTTACGTTTATTGGTAGTATTGGAAGATTTAAACAATATAGGTAAAAGTGTGACAGATATTTCCAAATTAGCTGATATTTCTAGAAATCATTACTATAAAACCATGAAAAAACCTGAATTTGCAAACTTACTTAACAATTCAGCAATTCAAAATATGAGAGCAAGATTAGCCAAGGTTAATGAATCTTTCATTAAAGAAGCGGAACAAGGCAGTTTTGCACATCAAAAGCTGTTATTCGAGATGGTTAATCTTTATACTCCTAAACAAAAAATTGATATTGGTATTACAACTACATTAGAAAGCAAGAAAGAAAAGTATGAAGAGTATAAAAAACATATGGAAAGCATGGGAAAGCCAGTGGAGAATATAGAATTTACGGTTGAAGAAGATATAGAAGATGATGAAAGTTATGATGATTAACACCAAAGCGTTCTTTATCATGTTGCTCTATCTATATAAATACTATATTAATTATGCTGAAATACTATAAATACTATATTAACATGCCTAAAAAGGTACTAAGTTCCTGAATAATTCAGCGAAATTATTTTAGTGATCCTTGTATCATTGATTCTATAAGGGTTTGTTGAATGTTAGACGGGTAAATCTAGTTTACATAAGATTTATTATCGGTACTTGACTATAACGGTATACTTTAATAGTTTCGCTGTGACTATTGGTAAGTGTTTCATATAGATGATACTTATGATTGAATCGGTATGATAGTAGTTACTCAAGGCTAGGGCTGTGACACTTCATTGTAAAATGTGTGACACTTGAGGACATTTTAACACCTGACAATAGCTGAATACTTGATACTTGAAGTATATTTTGCGTACAGTTAATAGTTAAATAGCTGACACTTGACACTAAATATGTGTGAAAATTGTGGTAAATTGGAAATAAAGTATTATAAAATATTGAAAAAATGGTGAATTTTGGAAATAATTATGTCGTAATTTGTCGAAATATCCAGATATAGGGGGTATCCCACACGCCCACCCCCCACCTCAAAATATAATATATAGGGAAAAGGATACACATTAAATTTTTTCATTTTTTTTTATAAATAATTATACCACATATCAAAGAAACGCAAAAGGAGGAATTATATAACATATAAATATGACTATTAAAACTACTAATAAAAAACCAGCTAAAAAGACAACTCCAAAGGTTGCTAGAACAGCTAAGTCAAATAGAAAAAAACCTATTGAACTTGAACCAACACAACCAGTACAGACAGTAACTACAACACTAACTGAAGATGAATATTTAAATGTTAAATCATTTGAAGATTTTTCATTTTATGCTTTTTGCAATTTAAAAATTAAAACTAAAGAAGGTACTATCATACCTTTTGCAGTTAATAAATCCCAAATAAAATTAGATGCTGTAATAGAAGAACAAAGAGCAAAAGGTAAACCAGTCAGAATTGTAATACTTAAACCGAGACAGCAAGGAACTTCTACATATGTGGAAGGTAAATTATTTCACTTAACATCAACACAAGAAAACAAAAATACAATGGTTATTGCACACCTTGAAGATTCAACAACAACTCTATTTAATATGTCTAAATTATTTCTTGAAGAACTCCCTGATGATATGCGACCAATGGTTAAAAATAATAATGCTCAAATGTTATTATTTGAAAATCCTGAACCAGAATTAAATATAAAAAATAAAAATCCAGGTATGCGTTCAAGAATGAAGGTAGTAACTGCTAAAGGTGATGGAGCAGGTAGAGGTGGAACCATTCATTATTTACATGTTTCTGAATTAGCTTTCATGCCTAAACCAAAAGAAACAATGACCGGATTACTACAATGCGTACCTCATCATAAGGATACGATCATCATTGTTGAAAGTACGGCAAATGGTGTTGGTGACTATTACCATGAACTATATGTAAACGCAAAGAATGGATTAAATGATTTTATTCCATTATTCTTTCCTTGGTTTGAACATGATGAATATTCTATGGAAATAGAAGAAGGTAAAGAATTTATTCTTACTGATTATGAATTAGAAATACAGAAATTATATAATTTAACTTTAGAACAACTTAATTGGCGTAGATGGGAAATAGCTAATAATTTAAATAATGATCCTGAATTATTTAAACAAGAGTATCCCGGCAATGACACTGAAGCATTTTTATCTTCTGGTAGGCCAACATTCAATAATGAAAAATTAGAAGATTTAAAACAAAAATGTACTGAACCAAGAGTAGGTATAATACAAAAAATAGGCTCAAGATTTCAATTCTCACCAATTGAAAAAGGTTATCTATCAGTATGGAAAATGCCTATCGCTGGTAGACAATATATTATTGGAGCCGACACAGCAGAAGGAAAGGAAAAAGGAGATTTTTCAAGTGCTGATGTATTGGACAGGCTTACTAAGGAGCAGGTTGCACAATGGCATGGACATATTGACCCTGATTTATTTGCAAAGGAATTAGTTAATTTAGCAAAATTCTATAACAACTGTATAATTGTACCTGAAATAAATGCTACTTCTGGTGGTATGGTTATTTCTACCTTAAAAACTATTTATAAAAAAATATACAAGAGAAAAGAAGATGTAGACTCAACAACAAATAAAACTATTCAAGACTTTGGTTGGAGGACAACCCCAAATAATAGACCTTTGATAATTGATAATTTAATTAAGATGGTAAGAGAAGATGAAATAATTATTAATTCAATTAAAACTATTGAAGAAATGTCAACCTTTAAAAAGAACGCAAAGGGTAAGGCCGAAGCACAATCAGGCTGCCATGATGATAGGGTTCTAAGTCTATGTATCACAGCTTATGTAGATTCACAAAGTTATCTTGTAACTGATGAAGAAGAACAGGATTTATATTCTGAAAACTCATATGCGAGTGAGAATTTACCTGTATATGGAGGATATTAAAGAAGGGAGGTAAGTATTATAGCAACAGCAAAAGTTAATCAGAAAAATTTAGACCTATATCTTAATAGAGTATTACTATCTGAAAATTTTAGAGATACAAATTATAAAGATAAATGGGAAAAATATTATAGAATCTACAACAACAATATTAAAGAAACTATTGACCCGGCAACAGGGAAAGCTATATCTACAGTAAGTAATATTTCAGTACCCTATGGAATGGTACAGGTAGTAACAATTTTGCCTAGATTAGTGGAAACACTTTTTTCTGCTAGACCTTATGTTACCGTAAAAGATAGAGAGCCAAACGACTATTCTTATGCTGAAAATAATCAAGTATTGCTTGACTACCAACAGAATGAAAGAATAAATTTCCAAGACAAATTTACTACTGGTTTAAAAATATTATGTATGTATGGTACAACTGTTTCCTACACAGGATGGAAGTATGATACAAGAAATGTAATATCTAAAAAGTTAACTGACGTTTTAGATGATGAAGGAAATCCAATATATGATGAGACTACACAATCTAATATTCAAAAATATAAACCTGTAAATTCTAAAGTAACTACATATGATGACCCTGAAGTTTACTTCTTAGATTTGAATTTATTCTTTGTTGATCCACAGGCTGAGGATATAGATGATGCAAGATGGGCAGGACACATTACATATGAAACAAAATCACAATTACAAAAGAATCATGATGCAGGGGTATATAATATTGACTGGAAAAAAATTTCTTCAGGTGGAGCATACAATAAAGCTAAGAATGAAAGAATGTCTGCTGTAGGAATATCTAACAATAATAATGTTGGATTTAATGTTGAAGATAATTTATATGAGGTAATTCACTATTGGGAGGATAACAAGCATGTTGTAATTATTGAACGTGCATACATAGCAAAAGAAGAAGAAAATCCATATTGGCATAAAAAGAAACCATATGATAAAGCCGTATATGACGGTATTCCAGGTGAATTTTATGGTAAAGGTATCATTGAACCTATCGAACCTTTATTGCATGAATTAAACACATATAGAAATCTAAGAATTGAATATTCTGCAATGGTTAATCGTAGAATGTTTAAGGTTGTTAAGGGTTCAGGTATAAATAGAAAGGATTTACAGTCAAGACCTAATGGTGTTATTTATGTTAATAACATGGAAGATATTCAAGAATTGCTAATGCAAAACGTATCACCTCAAATGTTTAATCAAGAGGATGTAGTGAAGTCTGATATTCAAGATGCCACAGGCGCACAAAATGTGGTGATGGGAACTTCTGCTAGGGATACAGCAACAGGCACAATGACAAAAGATTCTAATGCTACTATTAGATTTAAAATGATTATTTCAAGTGTAGAGAAAAAGTTATTAGGTAGTATCTCTATGAAGATGATCCAGTTAAATCAGCAATATATTGATGTTGATAGGGTTATGAGGATTACAGGTAAGAAAGGTGATTCATGGGTAAAAATAAATCCTGACGAAATACAAGGAGAATTTGATTGTTTCCCGATGGGTTCAAGTGTAGAACCACTTTCCAACAAAGAAGCATATAAACAAAGACTTCTTCAATTATATCAGATTATAAGCACAGACCCGTTATATCAACAATTTCCTCAATATAAAATTTATTTTATTAAAAGGTTATTGCAAAGTTTTGACATACAAAATGTTGAAGATATGTTGCCAACTGAAGAAGAAATTAAGGCACAATTAGCAATACTACAGCAACAGCAACAAGCACAATCTAATCCACAGACTCCTAATAATACTGGACAAGTGCCTATTCCTATGGGTAGTCAAGATATACCACCAGATTTAATAAATCAACTAATGGGTATGCAAAATACAGAAAACTTTTCTGCAAATGCACAAGGTGGATTGAATAGAAGTGCTATGGAAGAACAAGGGTTGCAGCCAGAATAGGAGGGAAATATGGAAATAACAGTATTAGATAAGAATGAATTAAAGGCAATATTGCACACTAGAGGATTTACTATAATTGATGAATTTATTAAAGAGAGAATGGAAGATTGTTCTAATAGGTTATTGAATGGGAGTATAGACGAAATATTAAATATTCGTGCTAAATATGAAGCATATAAAAGTATTAATGCACACATTGAATATGTATTAGATTATGAAGAAGATTAAAAAAATAGAAGAGGTGTAAATATTATGAGTTTTGAATCATTAGGAAAACCGATAACTGACGTTCTTACTTCCCCATCTGGACAAGAAGTATTTGAGAATAAAGCTGGTTTATCCGAAGATGTGAATACAGATACAGATACAAATACAGAAGTAGTAAATGAAGACCAACAATTTCAAACAGATGAAACTGGTCAGACAGAATTAGTAGAAAATGAAGATACAGATAGTAAAAATAGTACCACTGAGAAACTAGCTGGCAAATTTAAAAATGTTGATGAATTGGTTAAGGGTTATAAAAATTTAGAAAAGCAATTTCATCAAAGTAGACAACCTCAAAATCAACAGAACCAACAACCTAATCAACCAGCAAAATCAACACAGGAAATTAATGATGCTATTTGGCAAGCAATGAATGAAAATCCTGCTGAAGTAATTAACTATTTTGTTCAACAAGGAATTCAGCAAGCCTTGAAT